GTCCTCTCGACTCAAACCATATCGCAGATTCAACAGGTTGTAGATATACCCAGAATCTAATTCCACTTCACAAAGAGAAGCAGTATCTATTCCGGGTTCTACGAATTTCATAGTACCTCTGGACGACGTATCTAACGTGTACTCGTTCGCCCTGAATGGATTTACGATTCGGTTGGTCAATAGTTCGTATTTTTTTAGAAACGGACCTAAAATTGGGTAAGTTCTTGGAACAGAAGCCAATCCTAAAGCCATAGACTTTGCCATCATGTTGTGCGCTTCCATGACAGGCACTGTTTTATAAACAACAGCAGGATCAGTTCCGACTTTCCCCAATTTTATCACTTGGGAAGGAAGTGGTTGCCAATAGTAATTGTCGTTGTAGTCGTTGCCCCTTATCCACCACCCTTTTAAAAAGGTGGGGCCTTGGTTTAATTGCAACAACTGGACTTTCGTTTCAAATCCTAACAATTTTTGTAAATTAAAAGACAATTCTCCTTCCATCATGTCCAACTCATAAAATACAGAAAGTATGTTTATGACGCAATTACCCCAGGTTGTGTCAGGACCACCAGAAAACCTTTGAATCGGAGCTGACATTTTCATTTTCTTCCCTCCTTTCCTATCAAGAAAAGTTGGAGTTACTCGTGAATTGTCTTTTATAAGCTGAAAGACTGGATGTAAATTTTTTTGACGCTTCCCTACTAGAAGGAAGGTAGACAAAACATATTCCGCTTCTAATGCATGCACGCCTTGCGTTCTATCGAACTTAGAGAAATCATTCTCCACGCAGTAAATCTCTCCTCTATAATTATACATAGAAAAGAAATCGTCACCACATACAATGCAATGCATCAATTTACGCTCAGAAGTTTCAATAAGGTTCATTCTGCAAGAATTGAACCAATAGTTAAGCTTTTCCACAGTCAATCCGCTACCGATAGTAAAAGTAACTTTCCAATTACTGGCAGTGGGGTAAACAATATCTTTGTTGAACACGAATTTCTTAGTGTGTTTCATTAATAGATCGATGGTCGTGCTCGCAATAGCTTGAAGATCAGGAGAAACAGCCTGAACAATCCTTGGTTTCAGAAATCTATTGCCATCTTCGTCCTCTTTATAAAAGAGCACTTCATTGGATTTAAGGAAACATTCCGAGACGTTAATCAACTCTCCGTCTCGAGTTCTTGAAACCGCTTTGGCAGCTCTAACTTTCTTAGCAGAAGAGCCAAAATGTTTCACCCATTGTTCCTTAGACATGACATGATCAATAAATTCTTTTTGTGCAAACCGGGGATGCCCGTTGTTTTTAAGCTGCAACTCAATCCTATCAATAACTACATCCGTGAGTAGTTCCCAAGTCATTCTCAAGGAACATTTATCTTTGGGAACTCTACCACACATTTTTTCACACAATGTTAAAGTGGTATTCACAGAAGAACAGTTACGAACAGAATAAGCATAGTTAAATTGCCCTATTCCATTAGGTCGTCTCATCATTGATGAAGTGCCCAGCAATACATGTATGCCAGTTTTGCACTCTTCAACTTCCGGATCACGTACCTG